GCTGCTTGAACGTCTGCGCTCCGAGCGACTCAAGCCCGGCCATTACGCCCCGCCCTTCATCCTCGTAGGTGTAGAGGTTTTCCTTGTAGTTTCGCATCCCCGGAATGACATAGGGGCCATACTGTGTGTCGCCCCCGTCAAAGCTATTGAGTACGTCCTCAACGCTGATCCCCAAGAGGTTGGCAATCTCCTGCTCCGGCATTGCCTCAACTTGGTCCCCGATCCGCACCCGCTCTGCCGTGGACAAGGAGCCAAAGTACGGATTGATTGATTCGTCTGGCAGCTCCCGGCGAATGATCTCGTCCGAAAACTCCGGCAAGCCGGAGGGGCCAATCAAGAAGTCGGTGTCTTCTGTCAGCGACCGTAGGGCCCTTTGGATTTCCGGGCTGGCAAAGTCCATGTTTTCGCGGTCCATCAGGCGCTCAACCCTCTCCAAGGTATTGAGCACACGGGCTGGCGGCAGGCGGCTTCCGTCCGGCATGAACCCGCCCGGGACAGCGTTTTCGTAAGACTGCCTCACCCTAGCTGACATGTCCCGCAACGCGGTCTCGTCGGCGATTTGGAGGGGCTGGTAGCCGCGGCCCTGCAGCTCGCCCAACATCCTCGCATCGCGCTCGTCGATGGCCTGCGATTGCAGGTTCTCAACGAGCCGACGCCGAATGACATACGGGTCTTCGCCCTCGGACCCTGTGATCCCTTTCGAAGAGAACTGCCGCTGGGCGTATGGCATGTTGCTGGAGGGAGATTTCATGCCCGTGTAGACGTCATACGACGGCTCGTCCCCGGCGGCGACGACCCTTAGGATGTCCTCGATCTCTTGCTTGGTGACCTTGTCCTTGCCCTTGAGCCAGTTGTCAAAGCCGGAGTAGACCAGCTCTTCCTCCTTGGCACCCGCCTTGAGGAGCATGGATCGCATTTGCTGGGCCGTCCCGACCTCCTGAGGCAAGGCCTTCGCCGCCTCGTAGCTCGGGGAGTACATGCCTGTGTTGGGGTTGATGTAGCGCTGCGGCTGCATGGCCGGGCCGCCGTTGTCGCCCATTCCCCGAGGACCGACGCCCGACATCGAAACCACGCTCGGGTCCGGCATCTCCACGCCACGGGCCAAGGACCGCGCGGCAAAGGTCGCAGGACCAATGCCCGTGATCATTTCAGGCACGACCTGTCCGGCCTGCTGAACTTGGTCCTCGGTCACCGGGACGCCCTTGCCAATGGCCGACGCAACGTTGATCGCCTCGGCCGGGCCCTCGTACAGCCCACGCAGGATTTCCGGCGCGGTGAAGTCAAAGTCGCCTGACATCAACGCCTCGGCCCCGGTCATCCCCTCCGGCGTGGCAATGGGCAGGATCGTCCGGACCGTCTTGCCCTCCGGCCGCGACGTCATCGGCAGCGCTCTGCTCTGGGCAAAGTACTGGTCGGTCAGAAACTTCCGCTCCTCGCCCCGCAGCCCAAGCTCGTCCAACGCGGCAACGAAGGCATCCGGATCGAGGTTTAGGATGCTGTAGGGGTTTTCGGCCATCAGAACGTCCCCTTGAACCGATTGCCCTTTACCATAATCCCGCTCAGGGCACGAATGACGCTGCCGCTCGGATCGCGGCGCTTGTAGAGGTCCTTGCTGTTGCCCACAGGGTTCGAGGGCACCGGGCCGAGGACATCGCGCATAGGCTTGTCAGGATAGACCGGAAACTTCTGCCGGATCGACTCGTTGTAAACGGGGCGCTTCGAAGGCTTGCCTGCAGTCAACATGATGGAGCTCCAAGGTCCGTGGTCCATGGAACAATAGCATCCCGGCAGCGGTTCCTCAATGACGAAGGCCCGCCGGGTGTCCAGCGGGCCTTCTGGCCACAGGTCAAAGAGGGAGAACACTTTGACGGGGCCACCTGCGCTGGAGGAGCCACGCAGGGATTAGAGGAGCAAGTTCTTGTACTGCTCCATGATGTCCTTAATCTCGGCCTCCTGTCCAGCGTCCTTCTTCCGATCCGCCAGAATCCTCCGCAGCGCCTTGACGTTATACCCCTTCGACTTGATCACGGCAAAGCGGTCCTTCTTGTCCCGCTGGATGTCCGCGATCTGCGCGTCGTCAGACTCCGTAGCTTCGACAAAGCGCTGGAGCTCCTCGGCCGCCGCTTCGCTTGCCTTCTGGTTATGCTTGCGGAAGTCCTCGTCTTCTTTGAATGGCAGTCCCATCACACGATCCCCCAATCTTCGGCCAGCATGTCGGTCTGGCTGGCAAGCCACGGAACCCGTGCGCCCGGAGTGTTCTGGGCGTCGTCAGGGTAGTTTAGGTAAACGTAGGGCAAGGTCATCTTGCTGCCCGCGTCCGGGACTTGCAGCTCCAGCCACAGGCCCTTGCCGTTCCAACCCGTGCGCGCAACGCGACTGCCCGCCTTCAAGGCTTGGAGCGCGTCCCCAAAGTTCATGCTCATGCTTCTCTCCTCAGATGGCAACGCCAGTAACCTCGATGTCCTGCTCGTCCACAGGGTCGTAGGTCATGGCAAAGATGTCAGGCTTGCAAGGGTAAAGCTCTCCCTCCTCGCCCCGGATGATCCAGTCCCCCGGGGTGGCGCAAGTCCTGCCCTCAAAGGTCTTTACGATGAGCCCGCCCTCCTCGACAATGTCGGGGACAATATCCCCGTCCATCATCGCGTTCCGCAGCCACTTGGGCAGATCGGCAACGGTGTCGAAGTTGATGCTGTAGTGGCCGCTCCCGGCAAAGCTTACGCTCTCGAACTGCACAGCCTCAATCATCACAGGCTTCTTGCGATAGAACGCCATCAGTTTCCTCCATGAATGGCAGTGATTATGCTTATCCGGACGGTTGTTCACTGTCAACAAGCCGAATGAAATTAGACTGGCGAAAATTTTTGGGGGTAGGGACCCATTTTCATGCGTGGAATGAAATTAGGCGCTAGTGAATCTATACTTCAAGGGTGGGAGGGTGGGGCGCGCGCGACGGCCCCCGTGTCAAGGGGGGTCCCCCCTATCTTTAGATATCCCGATCCGACCCAGTTTGATCCAAAGGGACCCATGGGGTATATACTAAAGACATGTTGTGTCATGACGTGTCATGGCGTATCGTGTATTTACACGACGGCGATAGGCCAGCGTGTCACAACACAGGAGACGACAATGGAATACCGGTTCACAAACACAGACAGCGCCAAGGTGACGATGGATGTGTCGGTCGGCGACATCGCCGATCTGCGCGACATCCTGACCAAGGCGCTTGACGCCAAGCTCGAGGATGTGTCGCGCTGGCAGCTGCGCCGCTTGATCCGTGAGCTGGCCGAGGCCCAGCGCAAGACGGCCGAGACGCTCGAGTATGAAGCCAAGTCGCTGGCCGAAAAGGCCAAGCTGCCGGACAGCTTCTAAGGCAACCCGGCCGGGCGCAAGCCCGGCCAACCCTCAAAGGAGAACGACAATGCACGCAATGCAAGTAAAGCACCTGAAGGTGAAGGATCGGATCAAGAAGCTGCAGACGCTGGCCGCCCAGCTCGAGCTCGAGGCCATCGAGGCCGGGCTGGCCGAGCGCAAGCCAACGCGGATCGAGGAATTCCGTTGGCCAAAGGGCGACGTCCTCGCCCGGTGGGGCGAGGAGGTCTGGGAAGCTTACAAGCGGGAACGGATCGAGGAGCGGTTCAAGTGGAAGTGACGGCAGGGGGCGCAAGCCCCCTGATCCGCCTCCGGCGGATCGATGTTCTATTGTCCTCTGTTACTGTTCCAGTAACAGAGGCGCGCGGGCGTGGCTTCAAAGATTGAACCCGACCCGACCCGACCCGACCCGACCCGAGACGCCCGACCCGATAACCCTATTGCGTCCCATGGCGTCCCGTGATACTCTTAACCCACGGCCACGGTGGCCGCTAACAATGGAGAAGAACAATGGCAAAGAACCCCTTCGGCAAGTCGCGCCCGCAAGCGACCCCCTACGCTATCTATGCATCTGACCGCGGTTGGACTTGGCATATCTGCAAAACCTACAAGACGCCCGAGAACGAGGCCAAAGACGCCTATGCGCGTTGGTTCGTTTGGGCGTCGTCGCCTTACACCTACGGCGATTTTGAAGGCGGCGACACTTACCGCCGCGACGTGGTGAACCTTGGCCGCCTTGTGGCGGCGGAGCCGGAATGGCTGGCCGCGCACGGCAAGGGCATTCCCTCGGGGCTTATTCCGACCCCGGCGGAATATCTGGCCAAGGCCTGATGCATCGGTGACCTGCCCCGCAAGGGGCAGGCATCCCGTGCACCACGCGCGACAACGAAAAGGACAATGGCATGACACTGATAGAAAACCCCTTGAAGAATCCGCGGTTCATGGCCGCGACAACCCGCGCGCATCTGCGGATGATCGCGCTTGGCGGACAGCCCCGGCGCGGCGTCCGCAAGGGCGACGTGCTGAACATGGCATCGAACATAACCGGCATCCCGTATAAGCGCGGCGAGTATAAGGCGGCGATTGCTGACCTGACCGCGTTCCTTGAAAACCTAGATCAGGAGGCGTGACCCATGCCCGTTTCCCTGACCCTTCGCCTGAATAGCTATAGCGCGGCCTTCGCGGATAACCCCTCGGCCGAGGTAAGCCGGATATTGCGGGCCATGGCGGACAGCGTGGATACGGGGGCTGAAGGCCCCTTCCACCTGCGCGACATTAACGGCAACGCGGTCGGGTCGGCCTTCCTTGAGGTCTGGCCGGACACGAAGCCTGACGAGGACTGATCCGAAGGCGGCCCGGGCAACCGGGCCGCCCGCCGGGCGGCCCTTGGCCGCCTGTCCCTGTCCCTGTCCCTGTCCCTGTATCTGTAAGGCCCGGCCCCGCGCCGGGCCTTTATCATTGAACCCCGACCCGACCCGACCCGACCCGATTCCGCTTGCATCCCGACCCGTGCCATGCTATGTCATGAGGACGGGCGGAGACCCGGATCAAAAGGATATGGCAATGGAAAATGGAATCATCTACCGCGGGCCAAGCCTGCTCGACGGGTCGCCTATCGTCGTCGTCGCGACGTTCTCTAAGCGCAACCGCAAGACGGGCGGCATGGTGCAGACCTACATCTTGCGCGACGATATGGACCCGATCACCGCCAATCGCACGGGCGCTGACGCGGCAATCTGTGGCGCTTGCCCCTTGCGCGGCATCGCCAATCTGACCAAGGACAAGGGCCAAGCCGACAAACGCCCCTGCTACGTGACCCTGATTCACGGCCCGGCGCTGGTGTATCGCTCAATCCTGCGCGGCGTCTATCCTGACGCAACCGACCCGGACGCGGCAACCGCTATCGGTTGGGGCCGTATGGTGCGAATCGGCACCTATGGCGACCCCGCCGCCGTGCCGGAATGGGTATGGGAAGCCCTGACAATGCGGGCCAAAGGGTGGACCGCGTACACGCATCAATTCGCATCCAAGCCTGACGCGCTGGCCTATGCCATGGCATCGGTGGAAACAATCGAAGCCGCCCGGCACGTTTGGGCTCAGGACGGCCGGACGTTCCGCATCATTCGCGACGTCGCAGAAATCGACCCGGCGCGCGAGGTTCTTTGCCCGGCATCCGCCGAGGCTGGCAAGCGTACCACCTGCGCCGATTGCCGCCTGTGCGCCGGGCAAGCGACCCGGTCGCCTAAGTCCGTGGCCATCGTGGCCCATGGCAACGGAAAGGCCTATGCATGAATTGCCGCGCCGCACCCAATTCCGCCGGGTGCGGCCACCTTGCCCCGGGCCTAGCGCCCGGGGTCTTTTTCCAACAGCTCCCGGTGGTGCTCCCGGCACACCGCGATCATGACCGCCACCATGTCCGACAGGCTGTCCCCCGACGCCAGTACCTCGGCCCGTGTCCCCGACCGTCCTACATCCACCGCGTCCCGACCGTGCCAGAGGTAATACCTCGGCCCGACCCGACCCGACTGGCCCCGACCCGACCCGACCAAGGTCCGAGGTTCGAGGCCCGACTGCCCCCGACCCTTGGTCCCAGAACCCCGACCCGACCCGACCTCGGTGCTTGGACCCCGACCCGACCCGACCTCGGCCCCCGGACCTTGGTCCTCGAATAGCCCAACAATTGAAGATGGTTGAGACCGACCGGGGTCCTCTGCCAAGATGAACGATAACCCATGCTTATGGGTCAGCAGTGTATTATAAGCGATTTGCATATCTGAGAGCCTGACCAAAATTTTTTCAGTAATTTTTAACTCGATCTTAAACATACCGACAGGGGACGACACATCCACGTCAGGCAATCCGCCCCCATGTCTGTTCTCAATACGGGTAGTTAGGCACCTTTCCCGTTCAAGAAGAGGCTTCAGGGTCTTCCACAATCTGGCTTCCGGACCCATCTTCGGCCTCCCTTGGGGTTACGTCGCGTAAGAACGGATACTTCTGCTGAAGCTCCTGCAAGCGATCCATGATCTGGTCGCGGCTCATGTTCTCAATCCTGTTCAGCGTCTCGCGCCGATCTGTGGTGAGGCCACCCAAGGCGCTGCGAAGCTTCTCTGCGTTGATGGCAGCGGAGAATTGCTTGGCGTCCTCGGCTCCCCGGGAAAGATTGTAGAGCCGTTCAAGCTGGCCAATGGTGGTTACGCCATACTTGCGTTCCTTGGCCTCACGAAGCTCCTTGATGTATTCCACCACATGAGGGAATTCAGTGCCGTTGAGCAGCTTGGCAGCGTAGACGTTGGCAATGTCGTGGCTGAAGCCTGCCTTGCGGGCGCACTCAGTGTTGGTGTGCGTCCCTTCAACGTAAAGCTCGGCAAAGTGTTTCTGCCGCTCGGTGAGCACCCTGCCGTGCTCCTCCTCAATGCGGGCAACAATCTTGCCTTTGGTGGCGGCAGTGGCCTCGCTGTTCTTCCTCGGGGCAACCATGTCGATCCTCCTGACAAAAAGCTACCTTAGAGGTGCAACAGGCAAGGGCGGTTCGTCAAGAGGGCAGAACCCCTATATCCCAGACAGGGGTACCTACACTGGTTCAAAAAAGAAAAGACCCCCCAAAAACGGCGGTTGTCTCCTAACAAACCTGTCACTGATTCGTTTTACGTTTCCACTGTCCAAGGACCGAGGTATTACGCTCTGGTTCCAACACCGTAATGGTCCCTCTTGCTGCATAACACCTTGTTTTCATTAACATTCACCAACCACCATCAGGCACGTTTTACGTTTAGTACGCATTACGACGAAAAAAATCACGTCACGAAAAAATTCCTTTAGGGCAAAATACCTATATGGGGGTAAAAGAACCCCCAAAACAGGACCTAAGTGTTTGAAGATATTGGACAAAATCCGTTACGCAGACCATTACGGTCCTCCGGGGAGGCGTAAAAACCGTATTGGGATTGTCCGTTCCAAGGGCCGAGGTCCGAGCTCAGTGCTACGAGGAAAGCCCTTATTTCATTGAGGTTTTAGCACACCACCTCCCTCAGCACAAGGACCAAGGTCCAAGGATCGCCGCCCAAGCTACCTGACCACTGCGCCTCGGGAAACCTCTCTCAGACCGTCCATCCGCTCGGCGTGAAATATCAACTATCACGCAAAACAGGCCTTGCAAAAGGGCCGTTTTTCATATCATGCTATCACTCAGTATCAACCACTATCTATAACGGAGGAAAAACATGACGGTTCGTGAGGATGATATCCCTGCTATGCTGATAGGGAAATCCAAGGATTTGAAAGGCGGTGTTAGGGGCTCACAAACGGCTTTGATGCAGAAGCGCATGCGTGATCTGCCTGTGGGCAAGTGTCTTGCCATCACGAAGGAGACGGACGAGCCCAAGGAGTTGGAGCGCAAGCGGGCGCATTGGCTGACGACTGCCAGACGCGCCGATCCGGCGATCCCCATGGTGAGCTCTATCTGCAAAAGCCCTGCCGGGGACCTGACGCTGTATCTCTGGAGGAAGGAGTCGTGAGCGAGGTTCGACTTGAGGACATGCTGCGGGACGAGGCTGTGCCGCCTTTCCTGTCGCGGTCGGAGCTCTGGCGTCTTAGCGCCTACATGAAGGGTGGCGTTGTATTCGTCTTCCGCCTGTTGCCGGACGAGGACGAGAAGATGATCCATGA